ATTTTGAATCTTGTATATAAAACGTATACACGATTAGATAAATATTGACAACACATTTCCTGGTTTTAGTTGTAGAAATTAAATAATTTACATTAATTTTGTTTTTGGTTTGCCTCATGGGCGCTTCCCGAGAAGTCTTACAAGTTTTCCATTCTTGCCACAATAGTTGTGGATTTAAAGTTGCAATAGAACTGTTTCTTTCCATGTTGAGCGGATTAGGTATACCGCGCTGACAAGACGACCTATAGCCACCTACGTCCTGGAGCAGCCCAGAGTTCCATATTCTTTACTTTTTCAACAGTAAGTATTGCAATATATATGAAATGTGTTGTGATAAGCTTTATAGTCCGATCATAGACTTGTGATATGCGATGTACACAATATCAAAATAGTGGATTCACTGAAGTGGTTAAACAGTGTGATTAATTTTGTATATTACCACAACATGTCTCATACGAAACATGTAAAATTAATCAGAAGTATAAGCAATTATTTTTGCTCTTTCGCTTTATTATCCTTCAACGCTTTTGGTTTACGAGCGGTTTTCTTTTCGAGTTTAGCTTTGATTTTGTCATCGGTTTTTGGTCGACCGATTTGCAATTTGAGCGCTGCTAACTCCTTGGCGATGCGATTCACCTGGTTGGTTTCAATTTTCTTTGCATCTCCTAAAAGATCGATGCGATTTTTGTTGCCAGGCTTGCGGCCTCCCCTAAAAACGGGATTCCCTCCAACGCGTTTGTTATGTCGGTTGCCAGCTGCGGCGTTTTCGGATTTCTTTTCTTCTTGGACTGGCCTCCCTTTAATCAATTTATCATCATTGATTGCTTCATCTTTTGTTGAAGAAACAATCTCTTTTGTTAAATCGAGTAAACCTGAATCACTCTTTACAAGTTGATCGAGACCTAAAGTATTAAACTTTGATGGATATGCATCGTTACGCTCACTAGTAACCATTGAAATGGTATCTAGTGCTACTGGATCATACGTAACTGGTGCAGAGATAAATGATGAGAAAGCTGATCCTTGTGCTGGTGTGAAACTATAACCCAACATAACTTTCAAACGTGTATTTGCAACACCAGCTCCTTGCGAAAGCGTGGCATTACGAATACAGAAATTAAGATATGATGCATCAGAGCATGGAACATCAGTGACAAGTTTATCACCTTTCTTGAGTAATAACAATTGAGGGTCATTACTTTCATCATAAAACTCAAAAGCTTTATACATTAGATTTGCGGTCGAAGTTGTACCATCAAAATCTGAATTTACAATGTCTTTCCAACGTGGAGACGCTTGTGTAAATTGCAACGGTCCATATAGACCTTCCGAAAACGCGCCTTGATAAAATCCGACGCTACCTTGCGTGATGACACTTGGTGAATTTGACAATTTCCCTAAACGAATTATTTCTGTGTTAGAATAATTCAGTGCTTTAAATTTTTCGACTTTACTGGCAAATTTCTTTGCGCAATAATGTAAATCTGCTCCAAATACACTTGATTCTTCAAGCATTGTATAATGTTTCATAAATTCTTGTTTTATTTTAACCAATTCTCCTTTATAAAAGTCGAATTCTTTTTCAAATGCTGAAATATCATCATTTGAAAGATTTTTAGTTAAAATAAAATAAGAGCTAGGAACCACTTCAGTGCTTAAGGGTAGTTGGTTTGCGTAAATTGTACCTGTATTGTTAAAACCAGTTGCATCCATTTCTAATGTTACCGATTGATAATCCATACGCACACGGTTAAAGTTCTGACTAATGGTATTAGCTTGCCAATTTGTATTCGGACAAACAATATCAAAAGCCCATGGAACTTTTGGCTGTGTGTTTACGGAGATCAATGGATAAAGTAGTTGTGGCAGAAATATATAATTTCCTTGGTACTCAGACACACCTTGCGGTACATCTATGGTTTTATATGGCACTGGCACTTCATCAACTAATCTATGTTCAATGTGAACACTTCCCATAGAATTAGCATCTGGAATACCATTAAACGCTGCTGTTTTGATACCTGGTGGATGGAGATACTTGTGAACGAAAGCTTCTCCAGCTGCAGTGTTAGATTTGAGAACATATTTATCGAAATATTTTTGTGACATTTTTAATTAATTAATTGTTGATAATAAATTTTATTAGCTTAATAATTTTTAACTTCTTAAATTGTTGTAAAACTGTTCTTTAAAATTATGTATGTATAGGAGTGTTTATGCTTTTGTGTCGAAGTGTAACACTTGAAAGATCCTATCATCAATATCATCAATACTATCTTTTTGACTCAACGTTTTCAAAGTGATGAACATTGCATGTATTTCTTCGATCGTAATTTTAATACCTTCTTGCTCGTAATATAACATTGCTGCTTGTAATCCGAGGTCATACATTTCATCATCTTTTACAACATCCAAGCAATCACAAAGACTTAACTTTTGTTCTGTCCAATCAGCGTGATCACTATAAACTTTTGTTAGAACTCGAGACACACGTCTTATCACATCAGGAAAGAAATGACCATGTGGCGTAATAATGTTTGCGATATATTCACAGATGGCAGGCGTTTGTACTTTGATTTTGAAACCACAAAGATCTACGATTAATTTTTCACCTAAATATATTTTTTCTATCCTTTCTGCAATAATTATACTATCATCACCTTTAAATGCAGCTAACTTTAAGTTCTTATAATTATATACCATACCCATTGCAGACATGTTAAAAATTGCATTACCAGTTAATGTAAAAGGTTGACCAGAATGTTGTTTCCACGTACCCGGTACCGTTGTTAATACACTAAGATCAAAAACAGAATCTCTATTCAGCAAAGTCCATTCCTTTCTCCTTGCAAGATACCAACCAACCAGATTTTCAGGTATACCAGCACTACGCAAAATTACAGCAGATGATAATGTACCAATTTCTTCTTGGGCAGTATCAAATTCAGAAAAATCCGCAGTCATTTTAACTAATTTCGGATCGTTGAAAAGTTCACCATGTTCAACGAAGAAATTACTAATATTGGCATCACTCATACCTTGAGATAATTGTATGTTATCATGGACACAACTAGGCATCAAAGCAGCAAACATGCGTGTAAACGAAGAGAAAATAATATTCATCATTTTACTCCACGCAGACACACCTTGACCTGCCTTGAATTCTTGATCGTAACCAGCTTTTCTGATCTCTTTTGGTTGTTTCTTCATATGAAATTGTATATAATCATGGTAGGCACTATCAAACTCTTCTTTAAGATCACGTACTGCATTATACTCGCGATTGATCACATGTTTGTATAATTTTTTAAAAGCATGACCGACTCTACTTTGATTAACAACTTTTTCAATCCAATTGTAATTATCTCTATTTGCTTTGTTCTTTGCATCATCACGTACTTTCAACACACCCAACTTCTTTACTTTGGAGTCTGCACCATAGACTACTTCTTCAAGAATTTCACGCATAATTTCTTTTTCTACATTGTCTAATTCAATACGGTTGTTCAAATCAATATCATAATAACGGCAAAGGATTTTCGTCCATACCACTGCCTGTTTCATGAAATCAACATCACAATCATAATCTACTTCTGTCATGTTATTTAACTTCTTATCATATTTTGTTTGTAAATTTTTAATATAATCAAGACAATATATATACAGATGTTCGTAGTCCATTTGTTCTGCAAATTTCACTTTCCAATCTGGCTTAATCCACATGTAAAAACCATCGACATATTTATTTAACAACTCACGTGGCGGATTTGCATTTTTCTTACAATACCTTTTGATTACGGTGTCCATAACTTGTTTCTTAACTTTTGGATGATAAGTCACTTGTGTAAACCTTCTGCCGATTCTTTTACCTTTGATTGTCGCGTCTTTGCCATTATCAGTACCTTGTATCATTTCACTTTTACTTTTGATGGTTACTTTGTTATCAATTTCTGGTACTATATCATTTACAATAGCAATTGCCTGAGTAGTAGCTTCATTACCTGGTACAAAAATACGATCTAAAGCATCCTCTGCTACCAGTATGGCAGACGGATCTTTCAATAAACTAACTTTAGTATGTATCTTTTCTCTTGTATCTTTTTCTTCTAATACTTTCGTTTCAATTGGTGTTATATCAATTGCAAGCATAGCTCTTTCGATAGGTGACTGCAATATTTTATAAAATTCCGTTCGATCTTGAGCATTACCATAGATGACTAGTTCAGTAGTGGCACGACTTGCAGCAACGTATAAATAGCGTACAACATCACCCTTTTTAATTATTTGCATATCAGATAGATTAACATGCACATGTTCAGCACGACCACCTTGCACGGCATTAACAGTGTTAACAGCTGGAAATTTGGGTGTAAATGCCTTTTTAAGATCTTGACCGAAAACAAGCATCATATCCTTCTTTGTTGGTTCAAGTTTTTCCCAATCTTCAATATCTTTGAATTCCAAACCACCTTGAACTTTAGATCTTGTTGTAATATTTGGAATGTAATTTGATAGTAAATTAGCAACTGCAGGTATAATTGAAGCAGATTCTGTGATATATGGACTTTGATAAGTGATGTCATAAGTTTGAGTAGCACCACAATAGTTTCTATAATCAATTTGTTTGGAATCACCAATACCATATATTACACAATCTGGTGCAAGCATTTGAATCAATTGTATATAAAACCCGCTTAATGTAAACACTTCATCCAAAACAATATTTTTAGGTGGTAAAAATCCGTTTAATAGCTTATCAACAAAAGATATAAAACCTAAACCCATTTTGGTAGATTGATTTTGTATATCTTTTACTAAAACTCTATACGGAGCCACAATAATTGTACATGCAGCACATGATGTTCTTAATATTGTTGAAGTCTTTTTGCAACCTGCAACACCATCAATAGTCGTTATTGAAACTTTCTTGTTCATACCCATACATTTTTCAACATATTTCTTAACAGTTTCAATCGGTGTAACAGCACGTATGTAATCCAAAGAATCTTCTAATTCATTAATTATGACATTAGGATCTAAATCAGCTAATTCATAAGTTAAAGTTGAATTAAGCATATCTTTCCAAGCATTTTCGCATTTACATTTTGCATTTTTACATTTTTCATAAGTCTTTTCTTGATTAGCAGCTATAACTTCCAACAAATCAGATGTTTCAAGTAATTTATGTTGTTTGTAGTCGTTAAAAGGATAATATTGATCAATTACGAAATACACTTCTGACGATTTAGATGGTGTGCCTTCATTGATGAAACAGCGTATTGTTAACTTAAGCATTGCAACAGCTTTAACCAACAGATTATAATAATCTGTATCTGCAAATGCATCAAATTTAGATATTAACACGTGTCTTGCTCTAAAATTTTGTTCATCACCAAATAAAGTATTGATCAAAGATAACATATTTTCCATATCATCACTCATACTAGTATCCAATATATAAATGCTAAAATGTTTGTTAAAATCATAACCTGCAATAGTGTGTTGTATTTGTTTTTTCGCATCAATGAATGAAGTATATGGTATAGATGTAACACCTTTATATAATTCAAACGCTCCTTCGCCGATGTAATGAAAGTTTTTATAAGATAAAATATTAGCATACTTTGCTTTGTTCTTTTTAAATTCTTG